GTTTTCCCCTGTGTACTCCATTGTTGCTTTATACTTTTTATTTTCAAAATCTTTAATTATTGCGACTGTCTCACTAACACTATTATAATATTCTGTAAGTGCATCTAAATCATTTTCAGTAATGGGTTCAGAATCCCATTCCCAAAAAGCAGTAAGTTTACCTTCTGTTAAAATATGACTTTGACCATTAACAGTTATGTTCTCGTTTTCATTTAAAAGTATAGAGTGTAAATCGGAGTGTAATGCTTCAGATAATTCAGTTCGAGACACTTCATCACCTGCTATTGTTTTATCGGCTACTGAAATTTGTAAATTATTATCAAGTTGAGCAATAAATTCAAATGGAGGCGTACATAATTTAGTCATATTTTTGTACTTTCTGTAATAGGTATATTCTCAACTATGCTGTCATTTGACAATTCTGGAACATCAACTATTGGTGTTGTTTTAAGTTCAATTATTTCTTTTTTTTGAAAATCGTAAGCATGGGTATCTAATGAAAACCCACTATCAACTACCCATTTTCTAACAATATCAATCTCAGCGTGAAAACATAATTTATCAAACATTTCAACTGATACATTTCTTTGAATAAAAGCTTGTTTAGTTTCTAATGAATCGACAGATGGTTTCATAGTCATTTTCATAATATTGTCATTAATTTCTAAATAAGTTTGTATAAAATCTAATTTCATTTTAATAAATATTGTAATTCTGGCTTGTAGCACTTACCCCTGGATTATTAGTTCCATTTATCGTACCTCGAAAACCTGTAAATTTAGCATTACCTTGACCATCATTAAGGGTAACAGCTTGTCCATTACTAATAAGATAATTACCAGCTGAATTTCGCCAATAATCACCATCAAAAAATGAAGCAGTACCTCCACCACCAGTCGCACTTGAGCTAGTGCTAAAATAGAAAGTACTATTAGTGGATAAAGTACTACCTTCAAATCCATGTATGTAATAAGTATTTCCTGATGTCGGTGTTAATTGATTATCAGTAAAAGAGCCTGCTGGAGTTACAATATAAATAAATGTTGAAAATCTTATTTGGTCATATTTAATGCCTGTATATTCACCTTCAATAGTAACTTGTGTATCGGGAGTAAAAGCACTTGCACCATACCATTCGTTAAATGACATTGTTGCACCAGAACCTTTACTAATTAATCCTCTAATATCACTATCGTTTATAGAAACTTGAGAGCCAGAACTTCCGCCTACTTCTATGTGCATTTGATTAAGAGATATGGCCCCTGATGATGGTAAAGTCATAAAATATCCTATACATTTGTTGAGTTTTTAAAATATACTATGCCTTCGTTATAGTCAATATAAGCGGGGTTTTTTACCAATTCTTCTGGAGAAATAGCCGACATCCTAGCCCAGTTAGTATGGCCATACAGTTTTTTACAAAGACGATCCACGGTGCACGCTGGTAGATCAACTAAAGAAATTGCCTCTTCAGGTGTTTCTGGTACCCACTCTATTTCGAATTCTTCTGTAAGCACTTTTCGTTTTCTCTTTCCATTTGTTTTATTTTATCGTCACGTTGTTGTTTAAGATTGAACACTCGTTCAGTGTGTTCTTTAATATATTCAACATCAGCGTCTGTAAAAAATTTGTTCATTCTTTCATAGCATACGGATCAGTAGACAACTCTCGTTGTTTCTTCTCCGGTTGCTTGCCCATAATAATATCTTCCATATTTTTATATAAATAATTAGCCATTTGACCAATGACATTATCTTGTGACAATGTATCAACCAAATCTTTTAAAGACTCATTATTTTGTAGACATCTAGATATTAGTTTACCACTTGCGCGTAGTTCTCTGTCTAGATAAGAATCCGTTGGCTTTAGTTTTACCCAAAACGCCATTGGAATAATACCTGTGTCAGTAACATCATAGTTTACAATACCAACAACTCGTCTACCATCAATCGGTAGAGTGAAAGTTGCACTAGGCATCCTATTAGGAATTTGTCTTCTCACCTTATTGTCCTTATTAATTAAAGTCATCTCCGTGTTCCTCGATAAATTGGTATAAACTTATATTAGTCTCCTTCACCTGCTCTATCTCGTGCCACATTGTGTCTATAGTACTTTCTAATTTAACAATATATCTAGAATTTACAATAATAACTATTAGACAAACAAAAATTGTTAGGCCTGCCAACAAAAAATTAGTGTACGCTTTTAGTTCCGTAAGTATTTTCTTCTTCATTATTTATTAACTCCTCCAATTTTTGCTCCCACATTCTTTTCCATTCGGGATCTTTTGCTCTTTCAGCAGCTTTTCGTAGGGAAGATACCCTAACTAAAAATATTATAAACTCATCATCGTTATCCATCCGTATTCATCCTCCGGGTCTAGTGGTCCCATTATTTACCTACCTCTGGTAAAGTTTCTCCTGACCATTTTGTTTTAGATTCAATACCACCTTCAACATTAGTCCTTGTTTGATCTACTGGTAGCATTACATAACCGTTGTGAGTTGTTACTTTCATCCCTAAATGCATAAATTCTTCTTCACACATAGGACAATCCATTTCAACTTCTTGAACTCTTATAAAGCTGTTGCCATCACAACGAGGACAAATAGTTCTAACGAGATCTACCATTTTTCTTTTTTATTTTTTGTTTAAGTAAAAAATCAATTAATGTTTGAATACTAACAGGAACCTCAAAATGAGATTTTGCTAATGATTCCAAACGTTTATGTGTATCCACAGATACCGAAACCGATTTAAAATTAGGGTTTGCTGGCATGTTTCTTTCTCCTTGTTCTGTTATTGTATGGGACAATATATATCAAATATAAGATTTGACAATATTTTATTTTAATTTATTTTATAGATATCTTCATCACCTTCATGTGTCGGGTGTTATTTCTTTTCCTTTTTAGCATCCGACACTATCTCTCCCCAGTTTGGTCCTTTTTCATAGTCTACTTTATTTGGTACACATAAGTCTGCGGAAGCTTCCATAACCTCTATTATTTTTTTAGCATGTTCAGGTGATTCAACGGATATATCTAGTTCATCATGAACCTGTATGTGAGGCACAACTCCTTCTTTATACAAATTTAACATTGCTCTTTTAGTCATGTCAGCTGCTGATCCTTGTATCAATTTATTTAAAGCCTTATAAGTAAAAGCTCTTTTTAGAAACTGACCATATTCTTTTTTTGCATCTTCCAGAGGTAGTGGTGTGGATACCCCAAATTCATCAGGTTGCCATAAATTAAAATGACAAGATCTTCCCTCTAGAGTACGTATCTTTCCTACTTCTTCTGCTTGTCGCATTACTCGTTCAGATATCATTTTAACAAATGGTGCATTTCTATGATATTCTTTTAATAAGCTCTCTGCGTCTTCTTTCATTAATCCTAATTCTGACATTAATTTGTTTTTACCCATACCATACATGATACCAAGGTTAATTGTTTTTGCTTGCTTACGATCAATGCCGGCCATGTCCGCAATCATCTGATGGAAATCAGCCTCACCTTTGTTGTATGCTTCAACAATTGTACTAGCGCCTTCCATATTCATCTTATGTGCATAGTGTACTAATATCCTAGGTTCTTGTTGTGAATAATCAAAACAACCCCAGGTATGTTTTTCTTCAGGTATAAATAAACTACGTAGCATTGGTCCTAATATTTTATGTCGTGCGGGTATCTGTTGTAAGTTAGGATTAGAATAACTAAACCTACCTGTAACTGTACCACCTTGATCTGATCGTATTTGATTTATATCTGCATGAATTCTACCGTTGTGTTCACGTTTTAAAATTGTTTCAATAAATGTAGAGTTCATTTTATCTAGTTCCCTACATGTAACCACTAGTTTAGGAAAATCGTGTGGGTGCGTTGCTAAAAAGTTTTTTGTAAAACTTGGTGCTCCTTTTTCTGTTCTATCAAAAGGTATATCTAATTTTTCAAAAGCTTTTGCAATAGATGCAGCTGACCATATTTCTACCTCTATCTCTGCCAGTTTTTTCATCTTTGCCCTGATTTCTTTTTCTTCTTTTAATAATAATTTTTTAACCTCTTCTGTTTTTTCTAAGTCTACCCTTACCCCTTTAAATTTCATGTCAACCAAACATGGAAATAAATCTGTTTCTAAATTAAAAACATTCCATAATTGTTCTTCATCCAGTTTTACTTTTAGCACATGCCATAGTTTTAAAGTTGCCTCCGCGTCTCTTTCTGCATACTCCCCAACAAATGGAGCAGGTAGTCGCCACATTTCTGCCTTAGGATCAACGCCCCACTCTTTAGCTGCTTCTCTTAACACAGCTTCATTCTTTCTTATGCCTGCGTAATCTTTTGCAACTGAATCAAGTGAATAACGAAATCTGTTTTCATCTATTAATGACGCTGCAATCATAGTATCTATAATACGACCATTGATTTTTAAACCCATCGCACGTATCCAAGACACATCATACATTGCATTATGAAATATTTTATCTGCAGGTAAATCTAAAACTGTTTGAAACCATTTTAATACAGTCTTTTTTCCTAAACAGCCTTTGCCGCCTTCATGTGCAAAAGGTAAATAAGCTTTCCAACCGTCTACTGCAACCGCAATACCAACAACTTCTCCGTCCCCAAAAATAGCACCTGAACCCAATTTTATTAAATTAGGATCACGTGTCTCCAAGTCGATAGCTATTTCTTTAGCAGATGATAAATCTAAACCTAATAGATTAGGTACAACCCAATCAGTTTCTGGACTAAAGTTCATTGGTGTTTGTAAAGGTTTTAAAGGTACGTAAGGTCTTTTAGCCATTATATTCTTCTTTCAGTTTATTCAAAAACCAAATGGCTTTTTCTAAGTCTTCCACCGGTTTGCCTTTGTGCTCATGGCGCCAAATATATTTTATAGCTGAGCCTTGTAGATAATATTTAAAACCATCTCCTTGGCAAGACTTAATTGCATCAATACATTGTATTCCACCTTTATTATAGTGTGAAGGGAAATTTACTGGATCGTGTTTTTTTAATGATTTCATCTTTTACTTAACCATTCTTTATAAGCTGGCCCCTCTACTACATCTCTTACTCGTGAAAAAAATTCTTCATTGGTATCGTTTTTTTTCATTTCATTAACTCTTTGAGACAAAGGCTGTATATTACTTAAACTGTTAGCACCTCCTTTTGAAACAGCAACTATGTGATCAAAACTCATAGCATCAACTTCTCCATCAGCTGCCATAACAGATACTGTTTTACCTGTAAAAGCACAGACAGTATACGGATATTCATTTCCATGTTTGTCTTTATTGTTTAATGGCCAAAGAAAATCTCTAACCTGTTGTTCTCTTGTTTTCATATCTAGTCCTTTCGATGAATCTTGTTTGTTTCTAAAAATACAACGTATTTTAGATTTAAATCTTCTTTCTGGTCTTTTCCACATCTTACGAGGGTCTTTAGTTTTGTTTTTCTTTCTATCAAAAAAAGCATTTACTTTTTCTTTAAAGGTGGTTCTATTTTTCTTTTGTCTTTCTTTTGTCTTTTCTCTTGTTTTTGGCCTTACTATGTAATTTACAGTAGATTTATTAAGATTAAGTTTTTCACAAATATCTTTTTGTTTCATGCCTTCTTTAAAAAGACGTAAAACTAATTTTTTTGTTTCTTCACTTAACCTATTTGCTGTTGTTTTTTTCATATTTCATATCCTCTTTCATAATTTTTTGGTTCCAGGATATGTAAGTTTTCTCTTGTTCTAGTAATACCATTATAAAAAAGTCTGTGTAGTTCGTCGGGGTTTGTGTCGTGTTGTTCTTTTGCTACTTTTGATATATCTGTAAACAATAAAACATTATCACACTCACCTCCCTTTGCACCATGTATGGTTGACATACTTATTCGTGGCGCCTTGGTAATCTTTTCATTGTTTGCTAACATGTTTCTTATATAAATTTCTGTGAACGGATCTAATTTTTTAAAAGCATCATACCAAACTTTATCCGTTAACAATCCGTGATCCACGGTGCACGTTTCATGATTATAGTATGAATCTTCTTTTAAAGTTGTTCCAGTCTTATATCCCCTAGCGACGTTCTCTCCTAGGTAACTATATATATCTTTTATATCCTTAGAGTTTAAAGTAGTTCCACCTAGTCTAAACTTTTCCCAGTCTTGAATTGCCTTCAATAGTTTTAAAGGTAAAGAGTTCTTGCCTTTTTTAGAATAGTACCAACCTCTTTCTTTACAAAGCTCTTCCGCATCTTCTAAAATATAATTAGTACTGGCTAATACTAGCCAATTTCCTTTTGACATATCTATTTGTTCAATACTAGAATAATGTTCACTGCTTCCGGTTATCTTAGTCATTACACCTTTTTTATATTCTCTTTCAGAACAAGGTTGATATTCTTTTTCATACCTGTTTTCTACTCTACCTATAACGCTTAGCGCAACCTCATGAATTACAGGAGGTACTCTATAAGACTTTTTTAGAATACGGACATTGTCGACTTCTCTGTCCAGCCTGAGGAAATGATCCACATCGGCTCCTGCCCATCTGAATATAGCCTGATCATCATCGCCTGCGATGTGAGTATTAGTAGATCTTCCCCAGAGGTTTCGCACCAACTTCCATTGGAGAGGAGATAAATCTTGGGCCTCATCGATGAACAAGACAGTAAATCTTGGAGCCATATCCGACTCAACAAACCTCTGTAACATATCTCCATAATCTAATAGTCCTGTTTCTTGCTTATATCTTTTTAGTTCTCTATCTATAAGATAAAGCTTATCTCTTTCTATGTCTATATAATGTGTATTTCTGTCGTATAGATCTAGCAAAGGTATGTTCATTGCTCTAGCTTTATCTATCAATCTTAAGTATTCATTGTCGGTAGTAAATGTTCCATCTTCTTCGCTATTGTAAGCAATTTTTATGTCTAAAGGTATGCCGCAGTCTTTTCCAAACTCTTTATAATTAGCTTTTTGCATTACTTGTGTTTTCTTTAATCGTAGCTGATTAAATGCTAGTGAATGTAAAGTCCTAAAATAAGGAAAATCTTCTTCAACATACATTGGAAACTTTTCAATAGCTCTGCTTTTAGCTTCAATAGCCGCCTTTTTTGTAAAAGAAAAATAACCTATTTCCTTAGGATCAACAGCCTCATCTAAATGTTTTTTAACTATGTTTAAAAGCTCAGTTGTTTTACCTGTACCTGGAGGACCTAGTATTAATTCTTTCATTAGAAAGGCACCTCTTCTTCGTACGGCTTTTGAGAAACATCCGGTTCATATCTCTTCATAGCTTTTATTTTTACAAGACGAGGAGTTTGGTTTTTAATTTTTAACCTGACCTCTTCTACAAATATATCTTTTAATTGTTTTAATAAGTTACCTGTTTTAGTTTTATCCATCTCCCAGTTATTACGTTTCGCAAATGCAAAGAAATCATCCATCTTAAATAATGTTATCTTCTTATCATCATCGGTCCACGCTGCTTTATTCAATATGTCTTCCTTAGTTCTTGCTTGTGCTCTATGCACTGTAAAGTCATACAATAAATTTTCTAACTGTTCGTTGCTGTTTAATGATTCTAAAGGCTCTATCTCTTCTAGATTTAACATAAGTTGTTTTAGATAAATCTCTCTCCAGTCTTTTGCTTTTGGTATAGGAGATATAATGTTAGCTTGATCTAATACAGCTAATGCAAATAAATTAGCATTGTGTAGCTGCATTGAATTTAGCTCTATTCTTTTACCACCAACATTTAAAAACCATTGCGGTGGGTTAGATGCTATCTTACTTAATGTATCCATCTCCGGCATCTGCTCTTCCTCAAACCCAACACCAAATCTTTTAGTTCTACATTTAGCAGCATTACATACTCCACAAATAGGTTGATCTTTACATCTATATTTATCATAACCTCTTTTGTTTACTGATGCTAACAGTGCCTGTACTTCCTTATAGTTTAATGGTGGATTCATCCACTTAGTATTATCCTCCATAACTTTATCTTCCCAGTTATCCGGGTTAGCCTGTTTATGATATACAGCTACATTAAATAATGCATTATTACGTGAGCCTTCACCAAAACCTTCGTCTGCTAATTTATTTAAACATGGTGGCCCATCTTTAAACGCTTCTTCTTTTACAACCTTGCCTTTTACTACAATAGATTCTATTTGCGCTTTAGTCTGTACTGAGTCGTCATAGATTTTATAAAACTCTTCTAGACTAGCCTCTTCTCCATTTTCTAAAAACGTATACCTAAAACCTAATGTGTCTCCATGATAGGGTAAGTTTAAAAAGTTTCCTGTATCTCCGCGTTCCACGAGTATCTCTGTCTGTTTAGGAAATATCTCACTACCGCCAAAGCCTAGCGCCTCTGACATCATTTTTAATTTTAACTGCATCAGTGATGCTGGAATAAACTCTTTAGCAAATAAAAATAAATGTGCGCCGCCAGACTTTGATCTAAATGTTACTAATGGAAACTTTGCTTTCTTTACATCGTCAATTATTTTTTGATGACTTAAATTATATTCATCAACATCAATACATCCCCATCTACACATGTTGTTTTCATTAATAGGTATTACCCCTAGTGCAGGTTCTTTACCTTCAATGTGATCTTTCCATAACTGATCAGGAATTGATTCCCTTTTAATAAATGCTTTACCAACAGCTTTACCTTTGTCTGTAGTTTCGCCTGATAATATTAATTGTCCGTAAGCACTATTATTGCCTTCAAATATATCCTTAAATTTTTGCATACTCTTTATTGTACTCTCTTTGATACTCTCTTA